CCTTCAGCCGGCCTGAGCCCGCCGAGACGTTGCCCGCTCCGAAGATGAGCTTCGCGATGAAGCGCGGAACTTTGTAACTCGAACTGATGCCTGTATCACCGAGGCCCATCGTTTATTCCTTGTCCGCGTTCGCGAGAACGATGCCGGGGTTCGCCGATGATCCGGAGAGGATGCGGTCGCCTCTTGAAGTGCGCGTCTTCGGCGCGGCTTCCTTGCCGTCCACATCGATTGAATTCTTCGGATGAAACGCTGTTGGAACGTCTTTGAGCATGGCGACGCCTCGCTCTGCTTTCAGCGCGGCCTCGGCCTTCGCCTTCTCGGCTGCGAGCGCGAGGTCAACAGCGAGGTATTCGTCCTCGCTGATGCCCACCTTGCGTGCGCATTCTTGGGTAGCGGCGATGAGCGAGCCATCAAGCATCGCGTTGGCGATCGCGCCGTCGAGTGGGATCTCGTAGATGCGCTCGGGCCATCCCGGATAGTAGAAGCGTGACCCGTCAGCGATCTCGCTATGCGCGAGATCGAGCGTGGCTCCGACGTAGGAACGGGTTCCTGGATAGCCCACCACACCTTGCGGCGTCCCATCGAGGGCGATGCCGCAGTATGGGTTAGGCACTACCTTCACGGTCGTAATCGACATGGAGATCTCCAGTCCGCTCGACGCTGATGTCGGCGGTGAGGCGCGGCCGGAGCTCGCGCGGATCAGGTAAACGTGAAGGCTGCGGCGAGCGTGGCGCTCTGACCTGACGTGGTCGTCGCGACGATGTCGAAGGGGCCGCCCGCGAGATGCGCAGGCGTCGTCATGCTCACGCTGCGAGCGTCCACTGATGTGACGTCGGTGCAGAGGATGCCGTCGATCGCGAACGTGGTGTTCTCATCGATCTGGTCGCCCGTGATGGTGAGGATCGTGCCGCCCGCTGCGGGGCCGCTCGACACATCCACTTCGGAAAGCGTCGGCTGAAAGTTGAACGCCCCGACAACGAGGTTGGGTAGCCCGATGGAGATCGTCGACTCTGCGTGATCAAGGATGGCCCAATCGTCCATCTTCGGGCGCTTCAGCTCCCGGATCTCCATCTCGATGAGGAAGCAGTCGAACTCGTCCGGCATCTTGGTGCTGCCGTCGAGTGACGGGAGCTTCAGCGGGACGTCCTTCGCCGATCCAATGACTGGCTCCTCGAAGAGCTTGGCGTGCGCGTAGAAGTAGGAGCCGTAATCCTCGGCCTTCGGATCCGGATCATCCTTGACGATCCACGCGGGATGCCGGCCTCCGTCGAGCAATCGGTCGATGGCTGATTCAATCGCGTGCTTGAACGGCTGTCTCAGCGCGTTCCACTTCTGTTGAGCGCGAGGCGGTACCCAGAGGAGGTGCAGCGTCGTTGGCACCATCTGCCAATCCTGCGAGACGCGCTGACGCTTGCCGCTCGAGGCTCGGTAGACGAAGAGAGCGGGCAGCTCGTTGCTGCGGAAGTCGCCCTCGGACGGCTCCGTACGTTTGACGAAGCAGACGGGCAGCGGCTCGCCGTGCGGCCTGACCGCGTTCGGATGCACCTCGGACCATGCGGCTTTGGTATCCGCGTTGATCGCGGCCATCAGGTAGTCCCCGAAGAGATCCAGAAACGGATCCGCAACCGTCTTCCCTTGATCGGGGACGGGGATCGGAACCTCGAGTGCGCCGATGAGATCCGTCATGCGGATTCAAGCGCTTGTTGCGCTTTCTCGAGCGCGAGCTCGCACTCACGAATCAACACGGCCTCGGCCTTGATGTACGCGAGACCCATGAATGGCCTGGGTGCGGTGCCCGGATGGTTGACACGCATGCGAAACATTACTGCGCCGAGCTGATTGACCCAGCGGAGCATCGCCGTGCGGCGTGCCTCGATGACGTGGGGCTTGGTGCCATCCTCCACATAGCTGGCGTACTGAGCGAGCGCGACGATCTCCGCACCGTAATCGTCTGTCGTGCTGCCTGCGTCGACGATAGACCCGATCGATCGCTCGAGATCACCGGAGCGGTTGGTGAACGTGTGACGCTGGATCGCTTCCGTTGCGCCCTCGCGAGCAGCGCGGTTGACTGCTTTGCGAAGACCGTCCTCGATCGTGCGCACGACGCGGCGCTGCCAGAACGACGCGAACTCGTCAGCGTTCTCGACCTCGCAGGTGAACATCGTTTGCTCCGATCAGAAGTCGCCCATGTCCTTCCAAAAGCTGCCCGGACAATTCGCCGTTCTCACGCCGCTGTTGCCGGAGCTCACGGTGGCGCCGACATTGGACGGCGGGTTCGGCGACTGCCCATCGGGCACGTCGAGCCGCGTCTTGCCCGAGCGGAGGTTGGTGAGATCCTCGTGCACGATCTTCCGCAGCTCGATCCAGTCCTTGCGAACCACCTCGGGCTGCCGTCTGGCCATGCGCCACTCGGCCACATCGAGCGCGAGGTTCTTGATCTGGTTCGGAATGGGCGCGGTCAGCGGGTACGTCGGATAGATCGGCCGCACGAACGAGTCGACCTCACTGGAGCAGTCCGCGATGAAGCGGGCGATGGAACTCGAATCCGAATTGCCGTCGTTGTTGTCGTCGAAGACGCGGAGAACGACATCGGCGCTCATCCGGTCTTCGAGATCTGCTCTCGTGAAGTACGCCGCCATAGATCACCCCTCAACAACTTCGAGACAACCTATGCCGTGCGCCTCTGATGGTCGGAGCTCGATGGTTGCGCCTGGCTTGTAGGTCACGCCGTCGCGCTCCATGGTGCCGTGCGGCCAGATGCGGTAGGCGCGTGGTGCGTTGGGATCGTTGCTCGATGGCGCGGGCATCGTTGGCGCCGTTGGTTTGATCGACGGCGCAGCGACGGATGGGCTAAGCGCCTTGCCCTCCGCAGCACTCTTTCGATCCGTGCCGTCTTGAGCGATCTCCGCGAGCAATGACGGCTCGAGCATCGTTTCGCCTGCGGACGAAGGGAGCGGCGGTTCCTCACCACTACCCTCCATCTTCTTCTTGGCGGCCGCCATGATCAGGCCAGACAATCGATTATGAGGGCGCCCGAATCTCCCGCGACGATCTTATGGTCTTCGCTCACGCCGACCTTCGCGTAATAGCAACCCTCTTTGCCCTGAGCCTCCTCGAACCACGCCGTCGTCTTGGGGTCGCCGTTGAGACGGAAGGTCGATCCAAAGTGAGCCGATCGCTTCGTGGGGCGTTGCGCCACTCGAAGAACGGAGAACGAATCGGTCCAGATGCGTGAGTAGCTGGCGGTCTGCCCACTATTCGCGGTGTCGGTTCGCGCGGCGCCCACCAGAATCTCGCTCAGGCCGAAGATGTTTGCGAGCTGTTGACGCGTCGCCACGCCTGCCGCGGTGTACTTGAGCAGATCGAGAAGCTGTGGGTGGCGCGTGAGGACATTGAAGACATCGAGGTTGCAGACGCCCACGATGTTGGTCGCGCCCATGCCGCCCCAGAGCGAGGCAACGGCGGTCTGGATGTTCTTGAGTGGATCGCCACCCGCGGCGCTGTCCCACTGGTTCGCCCCGGAGAGCGTCGTGGTGTTGCCCGAGTAGTTCGTCGAGAGTTGCACCGCTGCTGCGATGCGAATCTCTCGCTTGAGGGCGAGCCCATCGTTGGGAGCCGCGAGGAGATCGAACATCTCGTCGAAGACCGCGTCCTCGTTCTGGATGGTCGTTGCGTCGATATGCGCCTGAAGAGCGCGGTCCTTGACCGAGTAGTTGTCCGAGCTCCGGGTCTCGTTGACCTCGTTCACAACACCACGCGGGCCGATGGTGTCGTCGGGCGCAGCGAGCCGATCGCGCTTGCCGTACGTCGCGAAGGCGTCCGATCGGTGAACCACCGGAACGATCGGCATGCAGCGCTCGCCGATGTATTCGTCGTTCGCGTACTGAAGCGAGAAGTTGCTCATGAACGTGTTCGAGTGCACGGCGCCCGGCAAGATGCCGCCGCCTGCCTTGACACGCATGCCCGGCTCTTTCAGATCGCGGAGGAAGTCCTTCACCTGACGGAGCGTCTCGAGTGCCTTCGGATCTTTGGCTCGTGTGCGCTCTCGCAGCGCGTTGCACTTGCGTTCGAACGCGAGCCCGCGCTCCGTTCGCTGCATCTTCGTGACGTCGGAGGCGCTGTATTCGACGGGCTTCTCGGACTGATCGGACTGAAGAGACATGTTCTTCTCCACTCGCCGCGCGCACATGCGCGGACGTAATTGGTTGACGTCGCGCATGAACGCGAACGGTGAGATGGGGCGAGGCGGGAGGGTTTGGAGTGCGCGGCCGTCGCTTCGCGCGTGATGTTGATTACGAGGAGACGCCTGCGAACTGCCCGACCGCGAGGCCGACGAGATCGCCGCTCACGCCGGTCTGGGTGAATTTGCCGGCGATGTATCGGACGGTCGTGCCGCCGCCGAGCGTCTTATCCTCGAAGCCGGTGGTGCCGGCGATCGCATAGCCGCCCGCTGTCGCCCCACCCGAGGAGACCTTGACTGGAACGACACCGCCTCCGCAGAAGAGCGCCACCTGCACGGTCTTGATGCCGTCGCCGACGACCGTGGAGAGCGCGACGCCGTACGCGTTGTCGCCCGCGGCTGCGAGGTCCACCTCAAGCTCACCGTTGGAGCTCACCTTCACCCCAACGCCCTCGGTGACGGTGATGGTGTTCTTCACGATCTTGGTGACGATCGCGATCTCGTTCATGAACGTATCTGGACGCGTAGCCGTAGGCATGACCGTTTCCCTTTGGACAAAGCGCTCCCGCCCGGCTCACCATTGAGGTGGTCGGGTCGTGCGCGGATTGGAGTGAGAACGCTGGCCTTGCCGAGCGTCAGAGACCGATGCTCAGCCGAGGCCGAGCGTGATGATCAGAGCGTGTTCCAGATCTCGCCGCTGGTGTCGGTGCCCACGTTTGCGGGATCGGCAGTGCCGTTGGCCTTCGTGTCGCTCTCGGTGACGCGCTCGGTGAGCTTCATGTCTGCGCGCTTCGTCACCATGCTGGCGAAGAGCTCGGGGCTGCTCTTGCGAAGCTTGATGAAGTCGTCCTTCTCGGTCGGCGCGATCTTCTTGCCGACGAGCATGTCGACCTCGAGCTCGATGAGCTTGGCTTCGGCGTCGTCGGCACGCTTGACGGCTGCGTCGCGATCCGCGCACGCCTTCGTGTGCTCCGTCTCGCGGACGGTGCGCTCGGTCTCGAGCTTCGCGAGCTTCTCTTCGGAGACCCTGAGCGCCTTCTCGGCGATCGACTGCTTGGCTTCCGCGGTCGCTGCGCGCTGCTCGAATTCGACAGCCTTCACGACTGCGTCCTTGGAGCGTTGATCGATCTCCGCGAGGCGGGCGGTGGCGTCGACAAGCTTCTTCTCGAGGTCCGTTGACATGATCTGATTCTCCTCGACGGCATCCACCGTCGTATCGGTTGCTGGTTGCGCCTTCGAGGAGGCGCGTGCCGCCCTCGATCTCATCTTCGCCAAAGCTTCGGCGTTCGCGGGTACAGGCGTCACGCTGATCTCCTTGAGGCAATTGCCCGAGAGGACCATCACATCGGCCCCGTCACGCATCTCCCAACGCATGTTGGTCGGCATGAAGCCGACGCTGACAGCTCGAAGGAACTTTCCTTTGACGAGTTGCCACACCTGCTCGGCCTTCGGATTCATCTCCGCGGTGGCGAACTGGATACGGCATTCGAGCTGTCCATCGCGCATGCCCACATCAACGCACTGACCGATAGGCAAATCGCGGGATTGATGCGCGTAGAGCACGATCGGGTTCTTCAGGTAGTCGTCCAGGACCCAATCCTGCTCGACGATCTCCCCGTACGAATCGATCGCGTCGGTGCTCGCCACGAAGTCAGCGCATCGCGTCTGCGCATCAAGAGAGCGGATGATGAAGTCGCGGGTGACGAGCGGTAGTTCGTCGTCGTCGCCTTCTCCGTCAAGAGCGGCCTTGGCCATGTCGAGGTGATGCTGGAGATGCTTCTTCACGGCTTCCCAATCCGACTCCGGCACATTCGATTGCGGGAGTCTCGCGAGAGCATTCCTGACGCCGTTGAGGTTCGCGGCGCCAACGCTGCCCGTATCGGACACCTCGTGATGCGGGAACTTGTAGGCGGCTTTCGTGAGCGGATCCTTTTCGGAGTCCACCCACGCGTACATCTTTCGCAACGTCGCTTTGCTCGCGCCGTCTTGGATGCGGTTGACGTTCGCGCCACCGTCCCACGTGCCGTCGACGGTCGCCGTGTCGTGCGGAGGGATTGCGCCCATGTCAGAGCCTCATCGCTTTCGACGCCGGGTTGCGGTCGTCGTCATGTCTTCTTCGAAGAGCGCGGTGTCTTGAATCGGGAGATCACGCGGCTGCCTTTGGCGGTGTGTTGTCACCAGCGGGTGCTGCCGGCGTATCGGGCGTAACCGGCGCGTTCGGATCAACGATGGCTGGGCCGAGGACTGCTTCATTGTCTTTCGGCTCCGGGATGCCGGCTGCCTCTCGTGCCCACTTCTGCGGCACCGTGAGACCGGCGCGCGTCATGTTCCAGAGCGCCAAGCTGAACGAGGCCAGATCAGCCGCGTCATCGGTGACGAACTCGAAGCGTGGACAGAGGACGTCGCCGAAGTTGAGAGCGATCATCGGTGCGATGAGGTCGCGGGTGATGTCGGCTGCGATCTGATTCGCGCGTGCCTCGCGGAGATCCTTGCGGACGGCATCGTGCACTTTCGCTTGCGCGTAGCCGCTCGACGTGGAGGCTTGCACCGTTTCGGTTTGACCGAGGACGGCCTTGCTCATCTCCTGCGCGAGGACGTTGACGAGCTCTGAGTGCGTGGCCTTGGTCGAAACGCTGCCTTGCGGCCACTCGATGTCGATGTCGACGGCGTCAGACTTTGCCGCCCATCCAGTGGTCGTCAGTCGATCGAGAACTTCCTCGAGCCCTTCGCGATCTTCAGTGTCGCCCGCGCCCTTCTTATAGGTGCCGATTCGCCACGGCTTCCACGAGAGCTCGGCGGTCTTCAGCCAATCGGCGATCGTCCACGTCCGAAAAAGCGTGGCCCACACGAGCACGCGAGCGAGGCCCTCGCGATGAGCAGCGTCGCCGTTGATCCGCGGCTGCGATACCACGAACTTGTTCGGCCATTGCTCTCGGAAATCGACCTCGGAGAAGCCTGTCGAGATGTCGCGCTGGATGAGTCGTCCGTCGTGTAGACGAAAGCCGAATCGACGATGCGCGATGTGAACGAAGGAGTCGGGGATGAGGTCCCCGCCGTCCTTACGCCACACGATCTCGTTGACGTCATAGCTGTAATAGGGAGCGCCCGAGAGACCCGCGACGAGCTTCCGGAGATCGGTCGTTGACCGCAGAACGGATTCGACCCATTTCGCCGCGCGCTTGTCTTTTGCTCGAGCATTCTCGGGAATGACGAGCTGCCACGGAAGTCCAGCGAGGCTCTCTTCGCTGACGCTGAGGACTGCTTGGAGGTGACAATCTTTCTGTCGACACTCGTTCGCGAGATCCATCAGCTCCATCGGAAATCCGATGTCGGCCTGCCGTAGGATCTGCGAGACCTTGCGCGGGGTGAGACCTCCACCAATGCGTCCAGCGTCAGCCCAGAGGGCCACGTCGGGGACAACACGACCGCGATTGGCCGCGGGCAGCTTAGCCGCTTTATAGAAGCCGAGTGCTGCGCCGATGCGTGCAAGAACGGACATGAGACCGCCTTGCGTTAGGAGCGAGTGACGCCCTTGACGTTGCGCGTTTGGCCAGGCATCGCGAGAATGCGCGATGCGGTGGTGCTCGCCGCGTTGGTTATTGCCGTCACGCGGAAGAAGACCTGTTTGGCGCCGAAGACGCGGAGCTCTGCGAACGCTCCGCTGGCGAGTGCGCCGGTGGTTTCATTCGCGAGCGCCGTAGCGGTGACGCCGGGGGCGGCGCCGAGAAAGAGGCGATGCCATCGAGATCCATCCGCCGCTTGCGGATCATAGAAGAGGGCCTCGATCGTCATCGTTGGAGATGAGCCGGCGTCGATCTCCACGCCCACAAGGAGCGTGTCGAAGCCGGTGCAGTCGATCGCCCCAGCGGGCGGGATGTTTGCGTCTGTAAGCGTGCCGCTATCGGCCGCGATGACGCCAGCGATCGATCGAAGGATCGACACGGCGCCTGGGATCAAGCCAGTGATGCGGGCCATCGGTCACCTCCCGTATGCGTTCGTCGATGGGCGAGGGGAGGTGATCACCAGTTGGTCACGAGCCACTTGACGGTAGACGTGTCGGAGACCTGATCGGTTCCGGCATCGACCGTGGATCGAATCGTCAACGCGCCGGTGCCCGATTTGCCGGCCGTGCGATCCGCAACAGCCGATCGGTATCCCCACGTGCCGAGCGTGCCCGCGGGCGTGTCGAGTGTGAGCTGCACATCGCTCTTCGTGGTGCTGAAGAGATAGAGACCCTCGGTGGATCCAAGCGCCTTGATGCCGCTGCTCAGCGTCGCGACGCCTTTGCAGTGGCGAGGGTAGAATTGTGGGTCGGTAGTGTTGATCACCACGCTGCCCGTGTTCATGGCCTTCCAGCTTGAGCCCGCCCAGATGGTGCCTTCACTGACCTCCACGACCGATCCGTTGATCGCTGTCAGGCCCGCGGCCCAATCATCAGCGCGGGTGAGTGGAGCAGTGCCCGAGACCGTGCCGACAACGTAGATGCCGCATTCCGCGGCGGTCGTCTGATTGGCGAGGAGCACACGCTCGCCAGCGACATACGTGAGGCCGTCGTTGCCAGAGACCGTGAAGGCTGCGAGGTTTGATACGTTCGCGTAGACCACGCCGCGCACTGCGCGCGGTCCGGCGAAGCTGGTGAAGGTGGTGGATGCAACGAGTGCGGCCGCGAGAAAGCGGCCCGCTCCCGCGTCAGGGACAAGCACCGTCGAACTCGCGCCCGCGCTGCTGTCCACGTCGAACACCCACATGGAACTGTCGCTGAGGACAATGAAGAGTTGGCCGTCCACGCGACGGTCCGCGGGCGTCGCCTTGAGGGTTGCCGTCGTTGCCGTTGGAGCGCCGATGCGCTCGGACACCTGACGTGCTGCTGCATCACCGAATTTGAGCTTCAAGGTCGTTCTCGTTCTGCGGCAGCGCCGCGATGGGTGTTGCGGTTAGGCGCGGTCACGCGCGCGCTGCTTGCGCTGGCGTGGTGACGCGTCGGGTATTTGTTGGGTGGCTTTTCAGCCGCGGCCGTAGCCGCCCATGTCGGCATACCTATGGTTGCCGCGGTCTCGCGTGCGGGGCGGATCGGATATCTGCGAGCAGCTGGTGAAGGCGCTGGCGAGTGCGTCCACTTGGTCATCGCGGCGATCGCCAACGCCAGTGAAGAGTCCGATCTCGTCCACGAAGGACTTGAGCCACGGCGCATTGCGCGGCACGAGCACGCGTCCCTCGTTCCATGCCGTTGCTACAGGTTGCGCGCGCACGAACTTGTCGGCGGTGGCTAGCACCGGATCAACATGCACGCCTCTCGCGGTCACGAGCTGCGCTACGCCTTTTTCGGTCGTCGAGCAGAACCAATGCCATGCGCCAGGCCATCGAATGTCGCAGGCCTCGAGTCGCGTCGCGAACGTCGGCACGTCCGATTGCTCGCGCTGCACGTCGACCACGAAGTAGAGTGGATGCCCGTGCTCGTCTTCCCCGCGCACGAGAACGATGCCCACGGACCAGTCCGCGTGAGTCTTCGCGGTGTACGCGAGGTCGACACCCTTACCAATGCGATAGCGCTTCGGGAGCTCGTCGTAGAATTTGACGCCGCGGAAGACTGACGATCCGCGCGGTCGCGGATGCCCCATCCAGAGCGACCACCAGTCGTAATCGTTCGCGCGATGCTGCTCGAGGAACGACAGCGGGCGGCGATGCCAGAGCGGTGTGCCATCTTCTCTGATGGCCGGGAGATTGATGATCTCCCATGCGGGCACCGTGCGGCCGTCGTCAGTGATTTTGGTCTCTAGCGAGAGGCGGCCGATCAAATCGTCCGG